GTCGTAAACTGGTTGACAGGCAACAATGGCCGCGGACTTCTGTGTTTCGGCAACTGTGGAAGGGGAAAAACGCTTATTTGTGGTAAGATTATACCATTGCTACTTAATCATTACTGCCGTAAAGTGGTAAGCTGCTACGATGCACAGCAGATGAACGCCAATCTTGACGAAGTAAAAAAGAAGCATATCATCTATGTTGATGATATCGGAACAGAAAATCTAAGTATCAAATACGGCGAGAAAAGACTGGCCTTCGCTGAACTGGCTGACGAGGCCGAAAAGAAAGGAAAGCTTCTTATTCTCACTACAAACCTCACAATAGATGAACTGAAAGAGAAATACGGAGAAAGAACCATTGACAGACTGAGAGCGATAACAAAAACCATTCTTTTCAGTGGTGCTAGCCTTAGAAAATAAACAAGAATTACAGATATGAAAATGATAAAGTTTAATGCCTTAGAGTATGTAGACAGCTTTGATTTCTGCACGATAGAAGAAAAGAAACAGCTGTATTATATGCTACTTGAAGCTTTAAAATGGGGGCAAAGAGTATGAAGACGACTATCTACTGGAAAACCAAAGATACCCATATTATTGATCGTATTCGGAAGCGCTATAATATTTGCCAGGGAATGACAGTAAATGGTGAAAATGCCGTCGAAATTAACGAAGTTCAATATAAGGAATTACAGGAAGTTGAAAAACTTGGATATATACAAATCAGGAACAAATGAATGACACAATCAAACCAAACGCATATCTTATGCGTGGCGCACTGCCTTCGGTGGAGCGTTCACGAGACGAATATACAGGCTCTGTATTCGGCTCTGCCGCGTTGGCCTATATAACAATAATACACGCCACTGACGCAATGGATATGATGCAAGAGCGTTTGCCGGAGTTATACGATGACAGACAGATAAGAAAATATATTAATCGCATGACTGGTACAAAAGCGAGTATGGGCGAGATACGGAAGCTAACCCTTGCAATCGGTGAGTTATTGGCTCACGATTGCGACAAGGCGTGGGTGGCAGACTTTGGCAATGCAGCCTACGAAAAAGTGCAGCCTTATACAGAGAAGTTACGCATCGCCTTGGCAAATGCTTTAGGACGATACGACGTTCCGGATATAAACGTATGCGCAGCCATCCTTGTTGCTCAGTCGCTTGCCAGCGAGGCCGTTGAATATGTAAAGAGACGTTCCGCAAAGTTTACAAACTTTACAATTGTTATGAAGGGTAAAGGCAGACAGACTGTATCTTCATGCCTCTCGTCTATGTCCTGTTCTGCACTTGAGTATTGTTTGCGTAATATAGCACGCATACTTGTTGAGGATAAACTGACGGACGATGTGAATATTGCGGAGGATAAGTCTGTTGAAACAGGTCTGAAGGCAGTTCTTAATGTCATGAGCGACACTAACACATGGATATACGCACGTGATAAGGCGGACGAGTTAAACCATAAAAGCAATAAGAAATGAAGAAAATTGCGGTAATTAGGGGAAATTTTGAGAAAATTTCCTCAAACTTAGTCAAAATCACTAATACCAAAATATGAGCAAAGAACAAAATCATGTCAAAGATGCCATTAAGGCTTATCTGGACGAACGGGCTAAAAATGACGAACAATTTGCACAGAGTTATGCGAAAGCTAACAAAAATATAGACGAATGCTTCGATTATGTCATTGGAGAAGCACATAAGCGTGGTAATGCTGTTTACATGACTGACGCTGAAGTATTCGGGCTGGCAGTCCACTACTACGACGAAGATGACATAATGATAAACAAGCTGCCCAAAGGAACACATGTGAACACTTCAGCATCAGCAGTAGAACTTTCGGAAGAAGACAAAGCAAAAGCCCATGAGCAGGCTGTCAAGGCATACCAGCAACAGTGCATCTACCGTATGCGTGAAGCTGATGAAGAAAAGGCAAAGAAACTTGCAGAACGCAGAAAGGCTGAGAGAGAAAGAAGTAAACACGCAGAGCAATCACTATTCGACTTTTAAGATTATGAAACCACGTAACAAAACAGAACGGTTGGTGGCCGAACTTAGTGCAAAGCTGCCGACCATTACTGAAAAACAGAAACAATGGGCTAAAGATACCTGTTTTGAGAAAATCGGTTACTACAACAAGGGCGAAGTATGGTGCATGAACTGTGGAACGGTTCACGAAAAAACAGTTTCTCCACTCGGTATAGATCTCGTAGGAGACGAAACTGTATGTCCGCATTGTGGAACACATTTAAAGCTTAAAAATAGCCGGAAACGCAAATCTATCGAGCGTTGGTACTTCACGATAGCGACAACATACAGGGGATTTCAGGTCTTTCGTCACTTTATAATCGAAAGACAGATGTACAAGATGTCTGGAAACATATCCAAAGGGTATGAACCATACTTCAGCATAAACGAAGCGGTACAGAACTGGATATCAGAGGATGGGAAGGAATATATCATGGCAAGACCATGTAGGCCTATGGCTTGGGTGTATGATGCCTGGGACTTCTGCAAGCCCATGAGCATAAAGGACAAAGTAAACGGGAGATACTCATATAGTCCCGACAAATATGATATCTGCTCTGAATTTATTTATCCGGTCCGAGGACTTCTCCCAAAGTTAAAGAGAAACGGTTTTACATTCCGCTGCAAAGGGATATCAGTAAACAGACTTGCCACCATGTTGCTGACAGACAACGAAGCCGAAATGCTTATCAAGACAAAGCAGTATAATCTGCTTTATGCGAAGAGCATAAGAGGCATACCACAGGACGTGAAACCTTCAATAAACATCTGCAACAGAAACGCCTACAGGGTGAAAGATGCTTCGATGTGGATTGACTACATACAAATGCTACTGCATTTCAATATGGACACGCACAATGCGAAATATGTATGTCCGGCCAATCTGAAAAAGGAACATGACAAGCTTCTAAAAAGAATGAACCGCGAGGAAGCAAGACAAAGGGAGATTGACAGAATGAGGGAAGCCTTGGGATGGGAAAAGACCTACGCACAGGAAAAAGGCCGTTTCTTCGGTATATGCTTCGGCAACGAAGACATCGTTATAACTGTCATACGGTCCGTTGCGGAAATGGTCGAGGAAGGAGAGGCTATGCACCACTGTGTATATGCATGTGGCTATTACAAGAAAAAAGAAAGCCTGATTCTGTCTGCAAAGGACAAAGAAGGGCACCGAATAGAGACCATAGAGCTGAGCCTAAGGACTTTCACTATTGTGCAGAGCCGTGGCGTATGTAACAGCATTACACCGATGCACAACGAAATAATAGAGTTGGTAAACAAGAATATTAACCTAATAAAGAAAGTAGCGTAAAAAATATGAAAGCAAACCAAAATATAAAAATTGATTGGGAGCAGCGACGCTATGAGATTGCAAAGGAAATGCTTGCTGCAATATACCTCGATGACGGAAACGCAGAAAGAGCAGATGATTCTGAATCAGGATTTGAATTTAAGTCACTACAAGATTCAGCAAGGGAAGCTGTAAAATTTGCCGATGCACTTATAGAGGAACTAAAGAAATGAATTTATGGATGCAGAAAAAATCTGCAAATAATGAAATTTCCGCGGATTTCCGCAACAATTCTGCGGAATAATTTCAACATAAAAGTACGTAATATATATTCTCTAAAGAAAATGGGAATATTTTATTAACTAAACATTTTTGATATCTTTTAAAATGAAAGA